ACGGGCAGCCATTGAGTGTGGCATTGCCGGGGGCGGTCGTCAACATGGGCGCGACACTTTCGCTGGCGAAGGTCTACGTGTTGAGCGAGACGGCGGCGGGGGGGGTCGCGCCAGTGGACGACGTGTTAACGACCACCTACGTCACCGTGCTGGGGGTGGCGCAGACCACCGCCAATATGCTGTTCCAACCCGCAGTCAGCAGCGCATTGGCCGCCGCCGCTGTCCTCTAGCCAGTGGTCAACAGTTCGCTACCGCTCGATCCGAGTTATCCGGCCACGCTGCTGCGCGAACTGCTGGATCGCGGCTACGAGCGCGCCGTTGCGCCGGTGGTCAATGCCATCAGCGCCGACGTTCAACCGGGCGGCCTCCTAGCGCGACGGCTGATCGACCTCGAACAGGAAGCGCGGCGACTGGCAGCCGCCGGGGAACGCCTTGCGCCCGCCAATCCATTCTGGCGGGCCATGATGAGCGATCTCACCCCGGCGCTGCGGCGTTACGCGGTGGGCATCGACAACACGGTGGGCCTCGTGACGGCGGATGGCATCGTTCGAGCCGAGCAGTTCACCCGTCTCATCACGCTGCGCGGCTTGAACGATGCGCAGTTGGGAACGTTGCGCATCGGTTTCAACCGGCCTGACCCGGAAGCGATTGCGCGACTGGTGGATTATACCGCGCTCCCGGCGTGGCAGGATGAACTGCGCGCTTACGGGCCAGACGTCGAAGAGGCGATCAACAATATCGCCATTCGCGGGGCGGTCGAGGGTTGGGGGCCGCTGCGAACGGCGGAAACATTGGCGCAGCGGGTAGAAGTGATGCCACTGGCGCGAGCCAACAATCTGATGCGCACGCTGCAAATACAATCGTTTCGCCGGGCGCAAACGGCCAGCGCGATTGCCAACAACGACATTCTGAGCCATAAGGTACGGCTATCGGCACTGGACGACCGGGTTTGCCTGGCGTGTCTGGCGCTGCATGGGACGATTCTAGCGCTGAATGAAGAGGTGGACGATCACCACCAGGGCCGGTGTTTCAGTGTGACGGTGCTGAAAGGCGACACGCGCCTGTATGAAACCGGCGATCTGGTGTGGGGAAGTCTGGATGAGACGCGCCAGCAGCGCCTAGCCGGGCCAGCCAATTATCAGGCGCTCGAAAGCGGGGCGGTGACTTTGCGCGATTATGTGCAGCCGTACACCGATCCGGTGTTTGGCAGTATGTTGAGAGAAGCCTCACTTTCGGGTATACTGGGAGAGAGTGCGCAACAGTATTATGCGAGGAATCGATGATGCCTGGTAGAAGCGAAAACGATAATATTCTGTTGGATGGTGATGAAATTCTCGCAGTTGCAAGAGATTGTGTGCAGCATAATCTAGTGGGGGAACGGCAATTGATCGCTGCGCTACAACTAATTGCGGAGCTATCAAACTATGGTGTATCCCCGAAAGATGTGGCAATCTCAGTGGCACGAGACCGGGCGATAATTAGCGAAATGGCAAAATTCAATGATTAGCCAACTCTATGCCTTCGGTGGTCTGCTCGTAATCATCGGCAGCTTGTTTTTCAATGTGCTGGCCGGGACACAAATCGCGCTGTTCGGGGTGGGATTGATCCTGCTGGGGATATTCGTTGAACTCCGAAAAGTCAAATCGACTTGACCATGAAGGGCTGGCGCTGCTGGTGCTGGCAGGGACGGCGGCTATCAGTGAATGGCTATCCGGGGATGCGCGATTGATCGGCATCCTATGCGGAATGGGTATAGTGATCCTCATCCTGTGGAGGAAGACATGACGAAACGAGCGACACGAGCAGCAGTCCCCGATGGGGTGATGAGTGACTGGTATGAACTGGTGTTTCGCATTGGCAGCGAGCCACACGCTGCTCGGTTGCACATCGGCCCCGACCATGCTCTGTTGATCGAGGCCGCCAATGAACAATCTGGCCCGGCGGTGCTGGTCTGGGAAATACGCGAGGACGGCGTACACATCGGGACGGTGAAGCGCGATCCCACGCGCCGTTACATGGTGCGACCGATGCAGCCGGGATTTATCGTGACGGCAATGGAAGTTGCAGAAGAAGGTGAGGACGATGGCGGAGAACCCGGATAGACTTGAAGAGCCGGTGACTTGCGGGAATAGCCAGGATGCGATTTATCTCGCTCGTCTCACCGGATGGCGTTATTGGCTGGCAAGACTGCTGCGCCGTCCTACGCTGATGGCGATCACAGCAGATAAAGTGCGCATAAGTTCGATCATCATCGTTGGAATGCCTACTTTTTCTGGTGTGGACACATTGGAGTTGTTATTTACGAGAGAAGACAATGACCATGCCTGATCTGACCGACCGCGCTCCTGGCCTGTATGAACACCAGATTATCCGCCTGGACAGCGGCGAGTTTTTGCGCTGGCGCGAGGATCGGTGGGAACAAGTCACCATCGGCGACAACGGCCAATTCGTCGTGGTCGATGAGGAAGGCCAGATCGTGGGGGTGGGGGATGAGTAAAGATGATTCCTGTGTAATGATCGAAACACTGATGTATTTGATGGCTGAAGTTTCTAACAAATATATTCGAGATGAAGGTTGGAATCCCGATGAACATAGTCGTCTAAAGCGTCAGTTACAAGAAATATATGACAGAACATCGCAAGAGTTGAGTGAACTAAAAAAGGGAGAGACGGGCGATGATCGGGATAATTAGCCTGTCTGATCTTCGCAACTTGTTAGGCATCTTACTCATGATGATGGGTATGGTATACATCCTGAATGGGCTGACAGGTTGGGTTGATCTTCTCGCCAGCGGATTGTGTTATCGGATGGATAAGTGGTCGCATAATCTCCGTACCGGGTTATATGGCGGAGTTTATCATTCAAGATCGTTAAACAAACTCGTTCAAGGAGAACAGATTATCTTATCTAAGTCCAAACGAAAAGTGGATTATTTGCCCACAGAAATGCAAGATCAACTTATGAAATTCGCCGGGGCAATTTCCTCGTCGGGTCTGACAGTGGAGGAATTTATATCCAGTTATCAGACCACTTTTAAGGATACTAAGCCCCCACCTGATTAATTTTCTTTCCATCCACCCTGTTTAACCAACGCCTCCATTTTCGGGGGCGTTTTTATTTGACCATGTGGAGACAGTCATGACTGACGATCCCAATATCGGGGGCGACCCCCCAGCCGAAAATCCCGCCCCACCGCCGGTCGATGAAAAGACATCCATCGACAGCCTGCCGCCCGACATTCAGGCGTACATCCGCGACCTGCGTCAGGAAGCCAAAGCCAACCGCGAGAAACTGGAAGCGCAGCAGCGCAAACAGACGCAGGAGGCCGAGGCCGCCCACCGCAAGGAAGCGGAAGAGCAAGGTCGGTATCAGGACATCATTGCCGAGTTGGAACCGAAAGCGCAGCGCGCCGCCGAACTGGAGCAGAAAATCGCGGCTTATTTTTCGGAGCGCAAAGAGCAGTTACTGAAATCGGTTCCCGAAGACAGGCATGATCTGATACCGCCTGGCGCGCTCGAAGATCAGGTGGCATGGATCGAAAAGGCGATGGAGCGCGGGCTTTTCGGCGAAAACAAGCGCATCGCACCGAAGACCGATGCGGGCGCGACCGGGGATAGGCGCGAGAGTTTCAAACTGACCGCCGAGGAACTGGAATATGCGCGGACGTTTGACTTGACCCCGGAGGAGTATGCCAAATTCAAGAATGCGCCGCAGGCTGGCATCCCGAACCTACCGAAAAATCCATAGCACAGGAGTCAATCATGACCGACACAAGTTTGGGCTTCCGCTTTCGCTACCGATTGAGCGGCGGCCCCGCAACTATTCAGAACCTGACCATCAAAGACACCGAGACGCTGACCAAAGGCGACATGGCGAACCTGGAGACCGGGGAAATCGACCTGGCAGCCACCGGCGATACCGCGCTTTTGGGCGCGGTGATGGAAACCGAAGCCGGAACGGACAGCACCACCAAATACGATGTCATCGTCGATGCCGACGCGGTTTATGGCGTGTATGACGCTAATGCGCGGGTCAAAGGCGCGACGCTGGACATCGCCGGAACGACCGGGGCGCAAACCATCGCCACCTCCAGCAACAAAGAATTCGTCGTCGAAGCGGACAGCACCGCCAGTGAAGAGACGCTGGTGCGTTTCAACATCGGCAAGCATGTCGGCAACGTGGCGTTGTAGAGGAGCATAGACGATGCCAAATCTCAGTTCGCAGTGGGCAGATGCCCTCGACCCTATCGTGCGCAAGTGGTGGTTTCAGGGCTTCGCCCGCCGCTCGTCGCTCATTAACACCCTGTTCAACGTCCAGACCTCGAATCGCTCTACCGAGGAAGTCAGCGGTATCGGCGCGATCAGCCCCGACGCCTGGCTGAATTACGAGAAGAGCAATGTCATCTCGGAAGCGGATTTCAACCAGGGCTATAAACAGACGTTTACCCACAAAGAATATCCGCTGGATTTTTCCATCGAGCGCAAACTGATGGACGACAGCAAGCACAATGAAATCCTGCGCATCCCGCAGCAAATGGGCGACAGCGCCGCGCTGCGCCGGGAACTCGACGCTGCCAGCGTGTTCAATAACGCTTTCAGCGGCAGTTTCACCGGGGCGGACGCCGTAGCGCTGTGCAGCGACAGCCACCCTTACGGGCCGGACAAAACTGGCAGCGTGCAGGATAACAACTTCGCGCTGGCGCTAAACAAAACCAACCTGGCGACCGTGCGCGAAGCGATGATGGCCTTCACCGATGACAATGGCGAGATTGCGGCGGTGACGCCCAACGCAATCCTCGTGCCGCCGGAACTGGAAGACGAAGCGCTGGTCATCACCCGGTCGATGAATGACCCGGACAGCGGCAACAACGCGATCAACCCGCAGTCGGGCCGTTTTCAGGTCATCGTCTGGCATTATCTGACGGACGCTACCGCCTGGTTCGTGCTGGACACCAACCTGATGAAAATGGGCGGGCTGGAATGGTATGACCGCGCGGCGCTGTCGGTGAAACTGCGCGACGGCGACGACCGCACCGTGCGCGCCTGGTGGCGGGCCTACATGCGCTACAGCTATGGATGGTCTGACTGGCGCTGGTGCGCTGGTTCCAATACGTAGGGGGCTGACATGACTCTGACCGCATTTCCAAACGGTGTCAGCGCGTATGGATTGCCGCTGATCGGCTCCGGGCCTTCCATCCCGGCGACCACCGGCAATTACTATTTTGTGGACAGCGGCACGGGCGCGGCGGGCAATGCCGGGACGGATGCCAGCGCGCCGGTGGCGACTATCGAGCAGGCCGTCAACCTGGCGACCGCCGACAACGGCGACGTGATCGTGGTGTTTCCCGGTCATGCCGAAAACATCAGCGCCGCGACCTCGCTGGTGCTGGACAAAGGCGGCGTCCAGGTCATCGGTTTGGGACACGGGCGCAACCGTCCGGTGCTGACCTTCACCAACACGGCGGGCAAAATCCCGATCACCGGGGCCAGCGCGCGCCTGTCGAATATCGTGTTCATCGCCAGCGTATCGGCGGTCGTGACCGGCATCTCGGTGGAAGCCGACGATGTCCAGATCGATCACTGCTACTTCGGTTTCGACGCCACCGGCGACGACTTTGCCATCATGATCCTGGTGTCGGCCAAAGACCGGCTGCTGGTGCGCGATTGCCATTTCGTGGCGGAGAACATCGCCGGGTGCAACGCGGCCATTCAATTTGTGGACGCGCTCGATACGCACATCATCAGCAACATCTTCGAAGGCGACTACACCACCGCCATCCTGAACGGGGTGACGACACTTTCAACGGGTGTCTTCGTCATCGGCAACATCCTGCGCAATTCGGATACGACGGCGGGCGTGCTGCTGGCGACAGTGGCGAGCACCACCGGTCTGGCGGCTTACAACAGCGGCGGGTCGCTGTATGTGACGGACATCGCCGCGCCCTGGGACAACAGTTCGATGTTGTCCATCGAGAACTACGTGGTCAACGTCGTGACCGAGACGGCGGGCATCACGCCAGCGGTAGCTTCAGCCTAATCGAGCAGGGCAGGGGGCAACCTCTGCCCACTCTCAAAGGATAACTCATGCCACTCGACAACTATCGCACGTTACCGGCCAATGACAGCACTGGCATTGCCGTTCAGATTGCCGGGGCGTACACCGCTAACGATGTCGTCGGCGGGTTGCTGACGTTCACGCTGGGCGGGGCCATCGGCGGCGGTATCCTCAACAGCATCCTGCTGGTGGACGATGACAGCGAAGGCGCGGCGCTGGATTTGTACCTGTTCAACGCCGCCCCGACCACCATTGCCGACGATGCCGCTTTTGCGCCGGTGGTGGCCGATTTGAAAAAACTCATCACCAAAATCAGCATCGTCGCCGGGGACTACGTGACCGTGAACGGCAATGACTTCGCGCTGAAAGAGACGATGAACCACATCTTTAGCGCGGTCAATGGCCTGATTTATGGCTACCTGGTGTGTACCGGCACGCCCACCTACACGGCGGCGACCGATCTGTATCTGGAACTGCGAGTGCTGACGCAATGAGCTTCACCTACTCATCCGATCTGACCATCAGTCGGGATTTCGTCCGCTTTCACACCGGCGACACGGTGGAAACGGAAAGTTTCCTGAGCGATGAAATCATCACCTCGCTGCTGGCGACCGAAAGCAGCCAGCAGTACGCCGTCATCGCCGCGCTGAAGTACATCCTGGCGCGCCTGTCGCAGCCGAACTTCAAGGCCGACTGGCTGAGTATCGACCTCAAGTCGGCGCGGCAGGGCTATGAGATGATCCTTTCCGAAAAGCGGCTCGAGTTCGGCATTGCGCAACTGACGGGGCAGGTGACGCACGTCTATCGCAGCGACAGCGGCCTGACCGAAGCGCCGGATTACAGCGACGGGAGGCCCTAAATGCCAGTCCACAGCCAGGCGCTGGCGATGATTCGCAATCGAGCCGAGGGGTTCATGACTGACACTTGCGCGATCAAGCGTCCGTCATCGGCGGTGGATGACTACGGCGACGTGAGCGAAACCGATGAGGTCGTGGCGACCGGCGTGACCTGCCGCCTGAACCCGAAAAAGCTGAGCGACAGTGCCGGGGTGATCGCCATGCAGGAACGCGGCGCGATCTGGTATAGCCTGAGCGTGCCTTACGATCAGGATTTGCAGGACGGCGATCTGGTCACGATCAGCAGCGTGGATTACCGCGTGCTGACGGTCGAGCGAAGTCACACCGACCGCGCTTTCCGCCAGGCCACAGTAGTGAGGCATACCTGATGGCAAACAGCAGCCGCGTGGTGGTGCGCTTCAATCACCTGCCGCGCATTAAAGATCTAGCCCCGCAAACAGTAGGCGCGGCCTTTCGTGAGTTGGCCGTGCTCGGTCAAGATTATGCGAAGGAAAGCATCCGCAACAGCCCGGCGTCGGGCCGCGCTTATAGCCGAGGGGGGCGGACGCACATCGCCTCATCGCCTGGCAACCCGCCGCGCATCGACTATGGCACGCTCATCAACAGTATTCACATCGAACATCCCGGCGAATTCAGGCAGATCATCGTCGATGGTGTAGAATATGGCTTCGAGTTGGAATTCGGCAACACGCGCAATCTGCTGCCGAGGCCGTTTTTTGGGCCGATGGCGCTGTGGCTGCAAACGCAGATCGAACCTGTGTTCCAGAAGCGACTTGAGAAACTGGAAACTGCGACATGAAACTGGAAGCGGACAAAGGGCTGGTCGGGCTGCTGCGCAGCGGCACGGTCAACGCGCTGGTGAAAGGCCGCATTTATCGTGACCAGGCCCCGGCAGACGCGACTATGCCTTACATTGTCTACACGCTGAACGCGGGCGGCGACAGCAACGAAACCGCCACCGAGCGCGGGCTGCTGATGTATGCCGTGATGGGCGTGGACAGTCGCAGCGGCATGTCGCACGCGGTGGCGGCGGCGCTGCACGCCGATCTGCACCGACAAGCGGCGCTGGCGCTGGAGAACAGCTGGGTAGCGACGGATGTAAAACGCACGTCCATTCTCTCTCAAATCGAAAACGACGACCGCGAGCAGTATTACATCAACGGCGGGTTGTACCGCTGGCGACTGGTGAAATAGGAGGCCAGATATGGCAGGCGACAAAACAGGCAGTGATTTTTATCTGGAATTCGATGGGGTGGACATTACCGCCGACGTGCGCGAATTCGACCCCGGCATCGAAGATGACACCACCGAAAGTTCGACAAGGGGATCAACGCTGCGAACCCATCTGCCCACGAAAACGAAGGTGGAGCCGACGGCATCATTGGCGCTGAAATCGACCAACACGACCGTGCTGGCGAAACTGAAGCGCGGCGTCAGCGGGTCGTTGGTGTGGGGGCCGCAGGGCAACAGCGCGGGCGACCCTAAAGCGGGCATCACCGCCAAAGTCATCAAGGGATATCCCGACCAGGCCATCACCTATGACGAGTTGACGATGATCGAAGTCAGCTGGATCAACACCGGCGATACGTGGGTGCACGACCCCACCACCGCCGTCTTCTAACGACGGGCCGCCACGCGCGGCCTTTTTATTTTGCGAGGACACATGGCTAGAAGTCGAAATGGCAGCGCCGCTGCTTTGAAGATGGACATCGACGATCTGGAATTCGACCTGACGAAACTGCTGGCCTCGGACATCGAGGACATCGCCGAGTGCGAGCGCAAGCTGGCGGTCCGTGAACAGTCGAAAATTTACGCGCGCGTGATTACCGCCGTGCCGGTGGGGTGGGGCGATCCCGCCGAGCCGGAGACCTTCAGCAGCCGCCCGATTGCCGAGTTCTGGGGGATCGGACGCGCCTTGATGGAAGCGGTAAAAAAAGAAGTGGGCGCTTAGAGCGCGACATCGCCGTGTACCTGTTTGCCAAAGGTAAAGTGACGGCGGGTGATCGAATTGCGGCGGACGTGCCGCGCATCATCAACCGCGTGCGCCTGATGCAGGAATTCGGCTGGACACCGGCGGAGGTGGACAGCCTGTCGCAGGAAGACATGAGCCAGATTATTGCCGTGATGAATGCCGAAGCGAAACTGAGGAAGCTCAAGAAGAAATGACCACGACCGTTGCCAGCCTTGCCGTCGAAATCGGCGCCAATATCACCGGCCTGACCCGCGGACTGGGGGAGGCAGAAAATAGCATCTCTGGCTTCAGCGGACGTATCTCCAAACCTTTGTCAGACGTTGGCACTAAAATCGCGGGGATCGGTCAGCAAATGTCCCTGGCGTTTGCGCCATTGACGTTGGCGATGGGCGGAGGCATTAAGGTCGCCTCAGATTTCGAGACCACGATGGCCGAAATTCAGGCGCGGTCCGGGTTGACGGCTGGTGAAATGGAGCGCATCTCGGAATTTGCGCTGCAAATGGGCGCGGACACCGCCTTCAGCGCCAATCAAGCGGCGGAAGGCTTTTTGCAACTGCTGACCTCCGGCCAAAGCGTCGAACAGGCGATGAGCACGCTGCCCAGCGTGCTGAATGCGGCGGCGGCAGGCGGGGTCGATCTGGGGTATGCCGCCGATGCCGTGACCGACATCATGGCCGCGTTTAACCTCGACGTGGCCGATGCGGAAGCGGTCGTCGAAAGCCTGGCGCGGGCGGCAGGCGCGTCTTCGGCGGACGTCGGTTCGTTGACTCAGGGATTCCAGAACGTGGGCGGCGTGGCGCGCGAGATGGGGCTGACGGTGGACCAGACGGCGGCGGCGCTAGCCATCCTGAGCGAGAACGGCATCAAAGGCGCGGAGGCAGGCACCGCGCTCAAGTCGATGCTGCTGAATATGACGCGCGCGACAGATGCCACGCAAGGCGCGTGGGCGAATCTGGGCACGTCATTCTATGATACAGAAGGAAACGCGCGGGCGCTGCCCGATGTCCTGGCCGACATTCAGGCCGGACTCGACCCGATGACCGCCCAACGCCAGAATGAGGTGATGAAAGACCTGTTCGGGTCCTATGGCATCCTGGCAGGGACGGCCCTCACCGGGTCGACGTCCATCGACGAGATGCAAGCGAGTATGGCCGGAGCAACGGGAGCCTCCGAAGTGGCGGAAGCGCGCATGGATACCTTCGAGGGCCGGATCGAAACGCTGACCGGTTCGCTGGAAACGCTGGGTATCACCGTGCTCACGCCATTGATAAAAAATGTACTGACCCCGCTGGCGGAAAAACTGACGACCATCGTCAACGCCGTTACCGAATGGGCCGACGAAAACCCGGAATTGGCGGGGACGCTAGTCATTATTGCCGGGGCGCTGGCAATCGCTGGCCCGGCGCTATTTGTCGTCGGCAGAGCGCTCAAGGCCATGAGCATTCTGACCGGTCCCATTGGGCTGCTGGTGCTGGGCATCGGCCTGATTATCGGGCTGCTGACCAACCCGGACGTGCAAGCGGCGCTGGCAACGTGGAAGGGCGTGTTTGACAATCTGAAAATCATCTTCGAGACCTTATGGGAAAAAGTTCGGGTCGGCTTGCAGCCCGTCGTCGATTGGATCATGAGCGAAGAAGGATTAGCCGGGGTTGTCACCTGGATCCGTGAGACCTTCGATCCGGCGATTGCGATCATAAGAGACTTGCTGATTGGTTTGTGGGATGCGGTTCAACCTGCGCTGGAAAGTTTCAAAAACGGCATGGCTGCTGTTTTTGGCTGGATAAACGATAACATTCTGAAACCGATCAAAAAAATGATCGACGATATTGCTGGAGCATTGAAGTCATTAATAGAAGGTATCCCCGGCGGCCTCGGCGCGGTGGGGGCCCTCGGCGGCCATGCAGATGAACTCGGTCAACATGACCCCGGCGACGTGATCGGCGCGTTTATCACTGCTGTCGGCCAGGAGATTGCGCCAAAAGCGCTGGGCGGCCCGGTCAGCGCCGGGCGGCCTTATCTGGTGGGCGAAGAAGGCCCGGAGTTGTTTGTGCCGGGGCGCGGCGGACGCATTGTCCCCAACGGGCGCAGCGGCGGCGGGGTGGCGATCAACGCCTACGGCCAATCGCCGTATGAATTGATCCAGATGGTGCAGCGGGAGGCGCGCAATGCTGACCTGTAGCGTGGCGGTGGACTGGGAGCGCAACGGCAACTTCACCGACGCCAGCGATGATCTGACCCCGTATGTCACCGATATTCAATTTAACATCGGCTTTCGGGAGCCGTACAAAAGCGTGGCCGGGCAGACCGAGGCGCGCATTCAACTGCGCAACGATGATCGCCGTTTCTCGCCGGAATATGGGTTCGGGCCACTGGTGGGAGCTAACTGGCTGATGCGCCCGCTGCGCATCCAGTACACGGCGGGCACGACGACGGTAACGCGCTTTACCGGGTGGACGACCGGATTGGATGTAGGCGCGGGCAACGAACAACCCTTCGTCACGTTGATCGCCGATGGCGTCGAGTATTTTCTGCGCAACGCGACCGTGTATATGGATCTGCTGCTGAACCAGCGCAGCGATCAGGCGCTGGCGGAAATTCTGGGCGAAGTGCGCCTGCCCCCGGCGACCGCCAATCCAGCACTGGCGCTGGGCATCGTCGGCCACGCCGAACTGGGCCAGAATACCTACCTGCAATCGAGCGGAATCACGACCAGTCTGGAGACCGGACGGGAGACGTTTCCGTTCATGGGCGACAACTGGAACGATGTCAAGGCGCTGGAGACGATCAAGGATGTGGTCGAAGCCGAGCGCGGCAGGTTCTTTTTCAGCGGCGCGGGCGATGCCACTTTCTGGAACCGGCATCATCTGATCCAGGCGACGACCGTCGCTGAGACCATCACCGACGAGATGCAGGACCTGGCGTATGGCTATGGTCAGGACATCGCCAATCGGGTGATCGTGACTGTCTACCCGCGCAGCGCGTCGGGCACAGAAGAGACGATCTGGCAGTTGGATGAGCCGGTGACGATCAACGCCGGGCGGGAGCGCGAATTCCGGCCTCGCTATCGGGACATCGACAGCAACGCGCGCATTTCGGCGCAGGGCGTGGTAAAGCCAAATACGAACGACGGCACGCTGGCCTTCAGCGAGGGGACGGCCACGATCACCGCCTTCAAATCGCATGGCACGACGGCGACCATCAAACTACAGGCCGGGTCCAAAAAATGCGTCGTCTCGACGATCATCATCAAGGGCAAAAAGCTCACCGACTTCAGCCCGATCGATATCGAGGTTCGGGACGGCGTTAGCCAGTTCGACAACGGCAAGCAGGACGATTTGAAACTGGACCTCAGATTACTGGACAACGAAACGACCGGGCGCAACATCGCCAATTACGAATTGGCGCGGCGCAAAAATGCCGCCGGGCGAATTTCGAGTATCGGTTATCTGGTGAAAGACGAGGCGACCGAACTGCGGGCCATGAATCGCGGCATGGGCGACCGCCTGACGATTGCGGAAGCGCAAACAGGCCACAGCGACGATTATTTCATCATCGGCGAGCGCCACAACCTGTCGATGCGCGGCGATCATCGCATCGCCTACACGCTGGAACCCGCCGGGACGTATTTATTCGCCAAGCTGGGCACGGTCGGCTATGCCGAGCTTGGGGTCAACACCTATATCGCGCCATTTTAGGGGGGGGGGGGTAGAACATGGCCTGGACGGACGTTGCCACCATCGACTTGAGCACGGGCGACCTGCTGACGGAGACCGAATACGACGCCATTATCAACAATCTCGATTACCTGAAAGACGCCATCGACAGCGTCATTATTCTGGCCGAGGTTCAAACGGCAGGCACTGAAGGCGGCACATTCACCAGCGGCGCATGGCAGACGCGGACGTTGAATACCGAAGTGGTCGATGTCAACGGCAACTGCGCGTTGAGCAGCAATCAGTTCACGCTGGACGCCGGGACGTATGAGATATTCGCCTCCGCGCCCGCGCACGAGGTAGCCGGGAATCAAATTCGATTGCAAAACACGACCGCCGCCAGCACGATCTATGAAGGCACATCGGAACGCTTCAATGCCACATCGGGCCAAACCGGACGTTCATTCCTTCGCTATCGCTTCACCGTCGCCGCCAGCCAGGCGCTGGAACTTCAGCATAAATGCGTGACCACTCGCGCCACCGATGGCTTCGGTGTAGCCCTAAGCCTGGGCACGAACGAAATCTACAGCATCGTCTACCTACGAAAGGTCGCGTGATGGCCCTGACAGCAGAGCAGATGAGACAGCTCGAACAGCACTGGTCGCTGGTGATCCAGACCATTTACGCCGGGATCGAAGAAATTCCGAAGGGCGACGGCGACACCATCGCCGACCTGCTCAGCACGTGGCGCGGCGCGTATCTCAAACCCGATCCGCTGGTGATCGAAGACACGCTGCTGAACACGGTGCTGCCGTTGGTGCAGGCCGAGTTGCAGGCGCGAGCCGAGGCGACGACCCACAAAGGCGACGTCAAAACCCGCCTGCTCAACAGCGCGCTGGCAAGCAAGTCGCCGGACGAAATCTACACGCTGATGCAGGGGCAAATCGACGGTTGGGCATCGCTGGCCGAGGCCAAAGCGGACTTGCGGGTGTGGCTGCCGTTGATGGCCGCCGCGATTGTATGGCTGGTGAACGAGCCATGAAAGATGCAGTCAAAATCCTGACATTGCTGGGGGGCGGCTATGAAGCCTACCTGCGCAATCTGTCCCCCACCGCCTGGTGGCGCTTGCGCGAAACGGCGGGCAGCATCGCCGTCAATGCCATGTACGGCAGCGGCGTGGGGGCGGAACTGCTGGCGGACCCTGGCATCGAAGCCTGGACAAGCCCGACGAACCTGACCAGTTGGGCAGAGACGCTGGGGGGAACCTCGACGATCAATCAGGAGACCACCGTCATTCATGGCGGCTCGAACGCGGCGCGTTTGGATATCGATGCCAGCAATAATACGGCCATCATCTCGCAAAATATCGGGACGGTGGGGGACACCTATCGCTTCAGCGTCTGGGCGCGAGCCAGCGCCACGCCCGCGACGGCGGCGGTAATCTCTGGGGTGGCATTTGGCAGCTTTTCCTTGACGACCGCCTATCAGCAGTTCGTCCAGGATGTGATCGCGCAGAACGCCAATCTGGGGTTTTTGCGACTGTCAGCGGCAAGCAAGTCGATTTACTTCGACGATTGCAGCATCGTGAAAATCGGCGAACTGGACGCGGCGCTGACCGCTGTCACGCTGGGGCAGACCGGCAAGTTTGGCGCGAACGAAGCGTTCGATTTCGACGGCGCGACTTCGCTGGGGACGGTATACAACCGGGCCAGCATCCAGGGGTTGACGGAATTGTGGCTGATGGGGCTGGTCAACCCGGACGGGCCGGGCGAGTTGAACGCCGGGACGCTGTTTAGCAAGGCGGGCGAATTCGAACTGCGCTTCAACAGCGCCAGCCGCGACCTGATTGCGACGGTAGAATACGACACGACCGACGCGCAAACGATCACGACGACGGCGTTGGCGACCGGGGCCTGGTCGCTGGTCACGATGAAGATCAACAACACGACCAAAACCGTTCGCATTTTCATCAACGGCGTCGAGGCGAGCTATTCAGGCACGCCAACTGCCGGGGTAGGCACGCGAGTCAGCAACACCAATAATCTCATCATCGGCAATAACAGCGGCGCGACGCAAACGTGGGACGGTTTGTGGGATGATGCGGCGATCAAAGGCGCTGAAATCAGTGACGCGCAAGAACTACAACTGGCGCGGTTGGCAGGGGTGGCGGCGTGACGCTCATTCAAGTGTGGCTGGCGTTCAGCGTGGCATTAATAGCCGGAACATGGTAGAATAGGGCAGGTTGAAAGTGAGCGGAGTCGGGCGCATGAGCGACGAATATGCACAGTTGATCGCCGCGCTGGTGGAAGCCCGGCGTGAAGCGCAAATCTCGCTGGTGGAACACGAGGCGCGGAAACAGGTAGTGCAGCGATTTGAGAACAAACTCTACGCCTACCGCTTCGAGCACCACATCGAATGGTCGCAGTTGAACGCGGACGTGGCCGCCGAGCGCGAGAAGCCATGAGCGACTTTCGGCTACGTCTATGGTTATGCGTGCAGCTGTTCCGTCTGCCCCCGGAGGCATTGACGGAACTGCGGGAAAGCCTGCGGAATATGAAGGACTTCTACCATGAGCGCGAATGAAATAGTCGAAATCGACTTTGAAATCCCAGATCGTTTTACATCCTCTGTGAGCGCACGTGAATTAACCCGCGAGGGCAAAATTCATTTCAATGGACGCACTTACACCATGCGCCTTTTTCTTCTTGCATGTCTACCTCTTCTCGATGATATAGAGGCGAATGCCGATTACATCCGAGTTGAGGAAACCATTCAGGGCAAACGGTGGGGTGTGGATTTAGAGTAAAGAAGAGCGCCGTGACGGTGAGAGACGATCAGAGGGCAGGGGGCTACAACGCCTACCTGTTTTTTGCTCACTCAGACAGCGGGCGGCGAGTTATCATCGCTGAGAACGTATCCTACGCCGAAGCCGAACGCGCTTGCAAAGCGCAATTGCTTTATCTGCCCAAAGTCGGGCGCATCGGTGATTGCTGGTATGGCGCGGGGCTTATGCCGCGCCTGGACATCGTGGCCGTTGAAACTGAGCCAGTCGAATTTTACAGCGCCAATCCGATTTATTTAGATGACTTATTAGCGGGACTAAGCGCGAAGTATGAGAAACGATAAGGGTAATTATTCGGTCTAATATTTGATAACGGCTCAAAATGGGGGCACAAGAGGGCAAGATGGACACGTTCAAGCGATGTAATGATTGTGGTCGCACCATGAGATTAATTGCCTACTGGATAAATGCTCATTATCAATACTGGCATTATGAATGCGAATGCGGCACTGAACTTGTAAAATCATTGAGGATCACAGACATTGCCAGTCGCATATGGAATTGACCCCCCTGCCCGCCTACCCGCCGCGAGTGAATGATGGACGAATACATAACTCTGGCTGAAGCGCTGCAAAAGGAGCAGGAGATTTACGAACGTCTCCAGATGCGCCGTCGTCAGGCGCGGGAAGCCGAGGCCGCCTACTGGCGCGAACTCTATGAGTGTGATGACCCCCCTGCCCGGCCCGCCTGCCCGCCTGCCCGCCCGCCATGCATGAGGATGCGCCGTGAAAACGATCAACGTCTACACCGACACGACGACCTTCAGCACACGCTGGCGACGGGCCAAACGCGAGCCAGGGACGCCGGAAGTGCGGATAGACAACCGTAAGCGTAGTTACGGTATAGAACAGCAAACTAAACTCAAACGGGAAAGTTGCTTGCCGGGAAAGACGTTTTGGGATAGACTATATACATGGTCGCACAGGCGTACCAGCGTCGGGAACTCCATCCACCCGGCGCGGTCGGGTGGTTCGATCCCCCGGCGACCATTGCTCATGGAGGTGAAGCCGGATAGCTAAGGCAGGCGGCCTGTACACCCGCTGGCGATAATTAGCCTTCGTTGGTGCAAATCCAACCTCCTCCACAAGCGGTCAGGACGGCGGCGCAATCCCGCCAACCATGCCTGTAGCTCATGACCGCCGATTGTGATGACGTGGTAAGCCAACCCCACGTAAAAATACGGGCCGGTTTCGGGGATTACCGTTACCCCGACTGAAGGGACGGACAGGCACGGGAGTAGTCACGCAGGGGCTATAATATCCCTGGACGATATTGGTCAACTGTGTGGGGAGGGGCTGGAGCCGATTGGCGATGGTCCTTCCTGTAACCTGTCCGCAATAAACCAGCCCTGCCCCATCGGCGGGGCTTTTTGCTATGTGGGGGCGCGGGATGGACATCGGCGAACAACTGGACGAAAGCCTGCGCCATTTCCGCGAGGGCAAGCCAGACGCGCCGCCGAACGATAGGACGTGCCGGGTGGCGATGCTTGTCCAGACCGCGCTCGCTCTCCTGGGCGATGACTACATGTCCAGCAATGCTTGGGATGTCTGGCCGCAGTCGTGCCATATCCATTACCACATCGGCAAGCGGGATGGCGATGGCTGGTGGTATCGACTTGGCTGTCTATCCTACCGCGATTTGCATTACCGGACGGACGCGGCATTGATTGCCAACCTGTGCCAGCGGATACCAGAAATGTTCGCGCCGGAACCGCCGGGTACGGTCACGCCAAAAAGTGAGGATCGAGGGTGTCTATGAGATACGCGCATCCGATATTCGCCGGGGTGGACGACTGGGCATCCGACGCGCTCGATGAGGCTAAAGAGGCGTTGGCGCGGGCCATCGAGACGCAATTACCCAACGCCGGGGCAGTCGAGGCGCTCTACGAATGGCGCTGGAATGCGGACTTGAGCGCGACGGGCGGCACCCTGAAATTCGAGATCGAAGTGTTTTTGACACCATTAGACATCTAACGCCAACACGCCGGGAGGCGTACAACCCCCCGGCGCTTGGTTCAGCAGCGCAACGAGGTGCGCTACCTATGTCCATTATAGCATTACGAAAAATTGAGGCCAAACTCTGATGGCAGGATACTATCAGATCGACGAAGCCACGCTCAAACTGATAGACACGCTTCTCGAAGCCAACGTCCTGCAACTCATCATGATCGCGCCTATTCTGGTGGTGGTGGGACAAATGCTCGCAAACGCGCTTGCCTTCTGGCGGGATCGACAAAACCGACGCAATACCGCGAAGCAGGAACAATCAGCGCAAACGGCAGATGACCTTATTATCATCCGCCTGCTGGATTTGTCCGAGCGCCAGATCGAAGCCAACGAAAAAGGCAATGACAACACGGCGGCGTTGACCGCCGCCATCGTGGCCTTAGATCGGAACATCCAGGTCAGCGAAAAAGAACGACTGACCATCCACACCGCCAATCGGGAAAACATCCTGGAAGGCAACCGGGCGCTGACCCTGCTGGCGCAGAGTGTCGATAAGATGCACTCGAATATCACCGGCAACATGCAACAAATGGCGCTGGCGATGAACGGGTTTCGAGCGCAGATCGCCGCGTTGATCGAGTCGGTGGATGAATTGAAGCGCCAGGATGAGCAGCGAGTCCAGCACATCGAACAAATTATCCGCGAAGCGCTCAAGGGGGCGCGGGTCACCTCGAACGATCTGAAGCCTATTTTGGACACCATCGAAAAATGGCGCACAGTCGAGGCAAAGGAACATGCCATGCTGATGCAGAAGATTATCGAACTGCACCCTACCCCGCCGGATGATACCGAACCCGACGACCAGATTCCGACGCAAAAGATCAAGCCGCTGAATGCCGACGCGGGCGCGGCGGGTGCGCCGAAACTGCCGAAGACCGGGACGGAGGGGTGATGAGCATCCTGGGCTTTCACTTTGCCGACGACGGTTCCGTTTACAACGAAGCCAACCGCGCGCGCTGGCTGCACCAAATCCAGCGCATTCGCCCGCGCTTCGTGGTCGTCATCGTCGGCTCGCAGCGCCAGCAGGCCACCGAATTCGCGCGCGAAATCCGGCGCGGCAGTCCGCAGACTCGCGTCATCATCCGCCATTATGCCGACGGCGGCGACGAAGGCATGTGGAAGCGGCTGGAGCCTGAAGATTATATCCGGCGCATCGGCGGTCTGTATCTGGAGCAGCTGGCCGATCTGGACGGCTGGTATCTCATGCCGGACAACGAATTCAGCAGCGGCCAGCGCGCCGATTACGACGCCTGGACGGCCTGGCTGATCCGAGCGGCGATGGAAGCGCACAAAGTCGGCTTGCGCCTGGCGCTGGGCTGCCAACCGACGCACAACCCAGAGCCGGACAAAATCAAATGGTTAGACACGCTGTTCCAGTTGTTCAAGCGCTACCCGGAGCACATTTACTACCGCAACGTCTATTACGACCCGGAAAATCGGGACGGCCTGCGCTATGTGCGCGATATCGTAGCGCGCATGAAACAGCTGACGGGCTATGTGCCGACCATCGTCATCGGCGAATTCGGGCGACTGCGCAAGATCACGGAGGCGCAGCACGGTTACAAAACGACGGGCATCAGTCGGGGCGATCTGGCGCGGGAAGCGGTGGCGCTGTATCGCACGTATTTGCAAGGGTTGTCGCCGTTGGGAATATACGCCTGCTGGTTTGCAGTGGGCGATTGGCCTATCGGGAAGGACACTTTCAACATCGACGACGACGACGCTTTTTTCGACGTGCTGTACGAAGTCGCCAATGAGAAGCTGCCCGACACGGCTCCCCTGCCCGGCCCGCGCCCGCCGGTTGCGCCAGAGCCGCCGGTGATTATCAAGCCATCGCCGGATGCTGAGCCGCCGAAAGAAGAGGACACCGTGAAGATCATCCGGCCGGACCGGCTGCGAGAAGCGCAGGAACGGTTGAAGTTGCGCCAGGCGCAGGCGGAAGCGCTGCGCAGCGAACGATTGATGATCGAAGCGCAGCTGCGCTGGTTGGATAAACGAGCGCAGGTATTGCAATCCGAGTTAATACTCGCCGAAATCGAAGTCGAACGATTGAACAAAGCCGTCGCATAAGCGGCGCGAAAGGATAGAAAATGGATGATCTGTTTTTGCAACTGTGCATCGGCGTGGCCGCCGCGCTGGAAATCCTGAAACCGGCGATCAAATCGGCGCTGAATATCACCGACACCAGCAAGCCAGTGTATCAAGCCGGTATCTGGTTGGTCGCCGCGCTGGTGGGCATCGCCGGGGCCTTCGCGCTTCAGGTCAACGTCGCCCCGTCATGGATGGGCGTGCCGCCGGTCGTCGGGGTCGTGTTCACCGGCATTCTGTCGGCGTTCGGCTCCGAGGTGGCGCATCGCGTGCTGGAAATCATCGAGGCCGTGAGCAAAGTGGCTCAAAACAAGGCGGCCACAAGCGGCGCGCTTCCAGAAATTATCGACTTCGGCTCGAAAGGCTAACAATCCCCGGTTTCTCCCCCTGAGCGCCCCGACTGGCTATTCGTGGTCGGGGCGTTTCCCTTAACCGCAATCCCAATAACGCGCATTGAAATATCATCTCCCCATTCAGATATTCGACACGACGACGAATTTTTGAGATTGCCCCGATGTACTGGATATATTCCTCGACGGTCATGTCGCGGATCTTTGCCTCAGCTTCCAGCAGGTCGTAAACGGCCTGCATCTGCCGGGCTAATTTCTCCAGTATCGGCAGCAGGCCCGTACAGGCGCGGGCAAAATTATCACTTGCTTGTCTGAGATTTTGCATCCCCTACCCCCGTTTCCCCCTGCCCCGTGTCCAGCTTCGCCAGCGCATCGCGTAGCTTCCAGATCAATGCCCACGTATTGCCAGGCAGCAAATATTCCCCCTCGTTTGATTGGACAATCGCCCGGTCGCAGAACGCCGCCGCCACCGCCCGCACTGCTTCCAGCGCGGCGATGCGTTCCTTGAGCACCAGAGGCCCCGGTTTCGCGCTCACCTTTTCCTGCTCTGTCAGTAAGCCGTAAAATTCCGCCAGCATCTGACCTTGAGTGCCGGGTTCGCCGCTTCGATATTGGTATTCCAGCGCGGCGATGCGTTCCAGCAGCAGGCCGATGTCATCCCACACAAAAACTTCCTGCACGTCCTGGGCCGGGAACCGATTGTAATTGCGCTGGTACATCTGCCGCACGCGTTCGATCCGTTCATCGCTCATGGTC